TCTTGCGGCCAGCGCGCAGGGTCCAGTTTTCGATTGCTTGGCCATTGGTCAATTGCTTCTTGGCAGCCGTCTGCACATCCTCGGCCCAAGCGGCCACCAGGGCTGCGTTGTCCAGCATCTCAGGGGTGACAGTGGTGTCGGGTTTGAAATCGCTTCTAGCGGCCTCTTGGACCTTCTCGCGCATGGATGGGCAGATGGTCTTGGCCTTGCAGTAGCGGCAGGCATCCACGCTGGGGCTTGTTGGTGCATCGCTTGTGAGCGCCAGCTCGGCAGCGGCCTTCAGGCGCTGGCCATGCTCGATCAGGTCTTGGCCTGTGACTGTCCACTTGCTGTGGCCGACACGGGGCTGGAAGATGTGCATGGTGCATGTGATGCGCTCTGGCGCCTTGAATTGCCTCATGGCGCCAAGTGCATAGGTCAGCAGCTGCTTGTTGTCTGTAGCGTCTACAGCCACACGGCCCGTCTTGAGGTCCACGACATGGAGGTGGTCCCCATCGACCAGGACTGCATCAGCTGTGCCGCCAAGCGCTGGGTGCAGGGACTTGAGACCCTCGTCTAGGTTTACTTCGATGAGCTTCTTGCGCGGATTCTCGACCAAATTGTTGACAAAGTCTGCATAAGCCTGGGCCATTGCAATGTGGTCCTTGTCGGTGTCGGGAGGGACTGCATGGCCAGACAGAATGATCTCAGAGAGTTCATGGATTGCTGTGCCGATGGCAGCAGCCTCACCGGCTGGCTCATAGGGCATGAGGGATTCGAGCCGGTATGAGCCTGGGCACTGCATGAATCTGTCGGTGCGGGATGCTGAGAGTCGGGCGTGTTTACGGGTTTCATGTTGCATGGTTTCTCCTGGTTAAATAAGTGTTGCTTGCTTTGGGCCGAGACTGATTAGGTGTTTGTGGTGTCTTGATAGTGGCAAATTGCTGGTGATAAGGATTGACTTTTTGTTCTCGCCATCTGGCTTGACAAACCGGTCATTGATTTCGTTGGCATCATTCCATTTCATTGAGACTGATTCCCTGTTTTCTGGCAGACCTGATGTCTCGCCGATCTTGGTCCAGTTGTCGGCCAGATAAACCGAGCCAGGCTTGTTGCCGCCAATGGTGGTGATGATGGCTCTGAGGTCGTTGTTGTAATACTCAAACCAATCTAGCTTTGCGCGCTTCCTGATGCTGCTCAGTATTTGAGTGCCAGCATTGGGGATTTGCTCACGCATACAGAATCTTTTGTTGTCAGCGACTTCGTTAAAAATCTTGTCAAACTGGCTTTGAGACATGGAAAAGTAATTCAGTATTGCCTTGGGTGTTGGCTTGAATCCACTGCCAATCCAGAATGTGCCGATGTCTTTGCTCTGGTGCTTGATGATGTATTTAAGGCATCGGCCCACAGTCTTTGAGCTGGCCACATAGCTGTGGTGCTGCTCGACTATCTGGTCGGCAATCAATTTGTCTTGCTCGCTCTCTGCGATCCTGATCTGAATATCTGATTTCATTTCTGGTCTCAAATAATCTGGTTGACCACATTGAGCTTCTTCAAGACCTTGGCCAGCACATTGTGGTCAAGGGATGCCCTGATGGTCAGGATGTAGATGACGGGTGGGATGCCTGACTTGTTGATGTTCTCGACCCTGCTACTGGCCTGCTCCAGTGCAGATGTGGACCAAGTGCATTCGACAAAGACAATGGTGTCGGCAGCTGAGAGGTCCACACCCTCAGACATGGCGGCAATGTTGCCGATGATGCATTGGGTCTTGCCGGTCTGGAAAGCCTCGATGGCCGCATCGCGTCTAGCCCGTGATGTGTCCCCCACCACAATGACCGGCTTGTGTTCTTTGAGTTCATCTTGCAGGGCAGCCACAACATCCTTGTGGTGCGCAAAGACCACCACCGGCTCATTGGCCTGGAGCAAATCATCGATGAATTCACTGGCAGCCTTCACCTTGCGCATCCCAGCTTCGCGCATGATCTCGGCCAAGCCTTCAAATGCCATAAGCGCATTGGGATTGGCCACCAATGCATCGGCATCAAATGCCTGCTCTCGCTTGTCATTGGCCAAGTCAAAGGTGATCAGGCTGACTTGCGGGTCTTTGTAGTCCTTGAAGATATTTTCTTTTTTGCGTCTCAGGACATGGGGCCGCATGAGTTCTTTCAGCTCTGGCAGATTGCTGGCGCCGCTGGTGTCTAAGCCCCATGGCGCCGACCACATCTTGGCGTAACGGGCTGCAAAGTCGTACCAGCCTCCTCGGTAAATGCCAAGGCCGTGCAGAATCGGCCACAGCTCAATGGGCCTGTTTGGTATTGGTGTGCCAGACAGGGCATAGACATGGCCAATCTTTTTCATGGCCAGCATGGCGGCCTTTGTCCTGGCAGCCTTTGGATTCTTAATCCTGTGGCACTCATCCAAAACTAGGGTCTTATATCTGTCCACATGAGTTACACCATATTGCAACACATCGTAGTTGATGATGGTCACATCGGCTGAATTTGGCTGCCCAGCATCGCGCTTGCCGTTGATGACATGCACCGAGACATTGTGGGCGAGCTTGTTGAAAGCCGCCTCCCAGACTGTCTTGGCAATCGCTGGGCAGACGATAAGGGCTGGGAGGTTTTCTATTGCAGCAGCTGCTGTGGGTAGCGTCTTACCAACACGGGGCTGGTCGGCCAGTATGGCCCTGCGCCTAGAGAGCAAGAAGAGCTTGGCCTCTTGCTGATGCGGGAATAGTTGCATGATCGTTTCCTTCGTTTAATTTGTTGCGATCATATACGGATTTGTGCTAAAGTGCAATTTCTGTTTAATCGCAGAAACGTAAAAACCTAAAACCTTAAAAGGAAAAAACCATGACCAGAGTCGTAACCGGTAAAGTTCGCTTTTCTTATTTCTCAGCTTTGACAGCTCGCAAGAATGAGATGAACGGCAAAGAAGAGTTCTCAACACAAGTGCTGGTCCCAAAGACCGACACCGAGACTGTGAACCAATTGAAAGCGGCAGCCAAGGCCGCATTGACCGCCAAGTTCGGGGACAAGATTCCAAAGACTGTGCGCAATCCCTTGCGTGATGGCGATACCGAAACCAAGTCGGATGGATCACCACTTGGTCCAGAGTATGCGGGTCACTACTTTTTCAACACCAAGTCAACCACCAAGCCTGGCGCTGTGGACATGCATGGCCACGACATCATTGGCAGCCAAGACATTGTCTCTGGCGACTATGGCCGTGTGAGCTTAAATGCTTATGCCTATGACCAAGCTGGCAACAAGGGCGTGTCGTATGGTTTGAACAACATCATGCTGCTGGCCAAGGGTGACTCTTTAGGTGGTGCAAAGCCAAGTGCTGCCAGTGACTTTGGCGTGGTGGCCGGTAAGGCGCCAGCTGCCGAGTCAGTCGACAGTGACTGGTGATCTGTCCTCGATCAGCTTATTGAGCGCAATGTTCAATTGATTGACTGATGTCCACAAAGGCTCCACAGTTCCAGACAGCCACCGGCTGACTTGGGACTGCTGGATGCCAGCGGCCTCGCACACCGCAGCCATGGTGATCTTGTGAGCCTTGGCCCTTGCCCTGATAGTGTGAATTGATTCCATGGGCGCATTCTAATTGCGGTATATGTATAAAAACAACATGGACAGAATTACTTCTTGCAACATAATTTAATTCTGTCCACAATGGTTACACCTATTCAACTTAAACGAAAGAAACCGATGAAACCCTCAACCGAAACCCTCCTTGATTATTTGACTGCCTTGGCCATTGGCGTTGGCTTGGCCTGCCTGCTGGTGGCATGGTGGTCAGCATGAATACACCAGCATTTCCACAAACCAATGATCGTGTTGTTGCATCTATATCAATTGCTAACAGTCAAGGCATGACCTTGCGTGACTACTTTGCGGCTAAGGCTATGCAAGGAATGATGGCAGATGGTCAAGCATTTAGATTAGTAGCAGAAAGTACATTGGCGAATACTGCTTACGAAATTGCAGACGCAATGCTCAAAGCCAGAGAAGCATGAACTACTTAGGCTGCCAACCCCAAAAGCCTGATGCCAAGTGCATGAATTGCAAGCGGCATAAGGATTCGGGGGTGGTTGTTGTCAATTCAAAAAGTAAAGCATGTGTGTACATGCCGATTTCATTACAGGAGAGAAAATAATGCAGTACCCTCGCACCCCCAATTGCCCTAAAGACCTCGTTGAGTTCAAAGCCATCATTGAAGATGTTGAGCTGACTTGCTTCTTGGAATACAGCCCAGAAGAAAAAGGCTCGACCGATTCCCTTGGCGCGCCTTATGAGCCTGACTTTGAAGAGAGCATGACCCTGAATAATGCATACATCTTTGGCACTGATGTGGACATTGCCCACATGCTGCTGCAAAGCCTGGTTGATCATATTGAGATTTCTGCACTGGAGAAGTTCAATGACCGATAAACCCGCCAGCCACTACCATGTGCCGAATGAGCAATTTATGAATTCCCAGAGGGAATTGCCTGCGGCCCTTGAAGTCTGCCTCGACCTGGTCAAAGACTTGCTCCACCCAGAAGTCTTTGGCCACGCAATGCCAGATGAAGTTAAAAGCCGCGCATTCGTGATCAGGGCCATGCTGGAGCGCTTAAAAGC